TTACGGGGTAATGCCAACCGCTGCCGCCACTTTGTCGCCACTTGGCAGCGTTGCCAGAGGATTGAAACGGAGCGCCGTTTCCAGATGATCCGGTGCCAGATGTGCGTAACGCATAGTCATTTTTATATCGTGGTGTCCGAGAATTTTTTGTAAGGCCAGAATGTTTCCACCCGACATCATGAAGTGCGCCGCAAACGTATGGCGCAGAACGTGTGTGAGTTGACCGCGAGGGAGCACGATAGACGTTTTTTCCATCACGGATAAAAATTGAAAATAGCAGTCTGTGAAGAAATTGAACCCATCAAGCGCCATGATCTCTTCGTAAAGCTCTTTACTGATAGGGATGCTTCTGTTTTTCTTCCCCTTCGTTCTTACAAAGGTAATTCGGTATTTGGTCACCTGTGAACGAGTAAGATTTACGGCTTCTCGCCAGCGTGCGCCTGTGCTTAAGCATATCTTAACTACCAGTGCCAGAATTGGGTCCTGACGTTTGCAATCAGCCAGTAATTCAACAATCTGCTCATGGGTAAGCCATGCCATCTCTTTTTCTGCGATGGTGAATTTTCGCATGTTCTCCAGTGGGTTCGGATACGACCATTCGCCCAGGCGGGATAGTTCGCTAAAAACACTACTTAGATAGCTTTGCTCCAGGTTAATGGTGACCGGGCTTGCTCCTTTCTTCCATTTCTCGCTGAAGTAGATCTCACCTGTCAGGCGTTTATCTCGATAGTGGGCAAACATTTTAGAGGTTAGATCAGTTGCAAGGGGATTGCCCAGAGCGTCAACCATCAGCAGCAATTTGTCATAGACATGCTGCCCAGCAGTCAGTGATTTACCATGTAGTTTGAACCATAGCTCAACCACGTCTTTCAGTGTTCGACGATCCACTGATTCACCTAGCCAGGGCTTTGCTTCGGTTTCTTCCATCGTGTGACGCTCAAAAGCCAGTGCTTCGCCTTTGGTGGCGAATTGTTTACGCACACGACGCCCACTACGTCCGGCGGGGTAACATTCGCAAAGCCATTTTCCTGTGGTGAGTTTTCGTACAGCCATAAAAAATGCCCTCCAATAGAGAGCATTTTTACTGTATGTATAACCAGTGTCAATGTATGAAATCCTGCGACCATACATCTCACTGAAGCCATAATGAAGTAGGCTATTCTTTTTGCTATGTGATCATGTAACTTTTGCGGTTAACCTGTGGCTCATTTTTATTTTAGGCGCAGATATAAAAGCAAAAGTTATCGTGAGTTTTTAGTACAGATTTTTTTGGATTTACTAATAGTTCCATCATTGCAAACGAATTTGCCATCAGAGGTACAGTGAGAAACACCTCCCTTTTTCCCTGAGCAGGGATAATTTCTAGCATAGGTAGCTAGTGGGTTTAATAACAAAGAACATGACAAAACCACAAAAAATACCTTACCAAGCATAATTTTCTCCCGGTACTATTTAACATACTTGACTGTTAAACTTATAATTTTACCAATTATTTCAATGTCTTCTATCTTACATTCAAAGGCTCTATTTCCACCCTCGACGAAGATTCTTCCACCGGGTAAACGAGTAATGTCACGGATCGTTATTTCGCCATCAATACTTATTACCCATTTACCATCACGTATATCATCAAATTCCTTATCACAAATAAATTCAGAATTATTATCTGTGATTACAAAAAGATTCTTGAATGCCGACGGTAGAAATTCTCTATCGAAAATATAAAAACCGTCTTCACACAAGGCCCCATCAGATAATACATATTTAGCAACTTCCATAGTATTTGTATTACCTGAAGTTTGCTTTGAACCATGCCCGGTTGTGAGCCAATTAAGCGAGGTGCCTGTTTCAAGGGCGCACTGGATTACCCATTCTGCTGGGAATGAGTCACGCATGTAGCGTGTGGCGAGTGTACTTTTAGAGATTCCTAAATGATCGCACAACGCCTGTCGAGTCTTGAATCCATAAGCTTCTACCATGCGCTCTATGGCGCCTCGTCCGCCTTTCTCCAAATTCATGGTCACTCCAAGTGAACTTTTATCTTGACGATTTCACCGTGCGATCGTATGTTTATGGTGTTCACAAAATACAAACGATCCGTATTCGTCCTGATTAATCATCATTAAACGAGGAATGTTGCATCATGAGACCTAACATTTCAATCACTCTTACCACGCCTCATGTGACTATTGAACGCTATAGCGAGCTGACAGGGCTATCCATCGATACCATCAATGACATGTTGGCTGATGGACGCCTTATCCGTCACCGTCTGCGCAAAGATAAAAAACGCGAAAAAGTGATGATCAACATAGCAGCAATGACCGTTGATGCGCTTTCAGAATGCAATCTAAACCTTAATTAGTTCGATTCTGAAATACATCAGAGGCATTGACCATGTTTGATTACCAAGTTTCCAAACATCCACATTTTGATGAAGCCTGTCGTGCATTTGCACTGCGCCACAATCTGGTGCAACTGGCAGAACGTGCAGGCATGAATGTGCAGATTCTGCGGAACAAGCTGAACCCAGCTCAGCCTCATTTATTAACCGCACCAGAAATCTGGCTGCTTACCGATCTGACTGAAGATTCAACGCTGGTAGATGGTTTTCTGGCACAGATTCATTGTCTGCCATGTGTACCGATTAATGAGGTGGCAAAAGAGAAACTGCCACATTACGTCATGAGTGCAACCGCAGAGATCGGGCGTGTTGCTGCAGGTGCGGTGTCTGGCGATGTAAAAACCTGTGCCGGTCGTCGTGATGCTATCAGCAGCATTAACTCTGTAACACGACTGATGGCGCTGGCGGCTGTTTCATTGCAGGCCCGTTTACAGGCTAATCCTGCGATGGCGAGTGCAGTTGATACCGTGACTGGCCTCGGTGCTTCATTTGGTTTGCTGTGAGGTGCTTATGCTGACGAAAGAACCATCATTTGCATCGCTGCTGGTTAAACAAAGCCCGGCAATGCATTACGGTCACGGCTGGATCATGGGGGAGGATGGTAAACGCTGGCATCCGTGCCGTTCACAAGATGAATTGCTGGCAGAACTATCTACGAAAAAACGGGGGAACAAATGGCTATTGAAGGCACTGCGGCGACTGTTCCATTAAGCCCCGGTGAACGCCTGAATGGACTTAATCACATTGCGGAGTTAAGGGCGAAAGTTTTTGGCCTGAATATTGAGTCAGAGCTTGAGCGGTTTATTAAAGATATGCGTGATTCACGGGATATTAATAGCGAACAAAATAAACGGGCACTGGCTGCCATATTCTTTATGGCAAAAATTCCAGCTGAACGTCATAGCATCAGCATTAATGAGCTGACCACTGACGAAAAGCGGGAGTTGATTAAAGCAATGAATCATTTTCGTGCAGTGGTGAGCTTATTTCCCAGACGGCTAACCATGCCGAATTAACCAACTAATGAAATTAATGGCGTAAACCCGCCGGGCATCCCTTTATCTAAATTCAGGAGAATTGATTATGCGTAATATTGAAACCCTCTCGACCAAAACCGGACCGGATGACGCAGGGCTTAATATTTTACTGACAGAGGCTCGTCTGGAAGAACGCCGGGCAAGGGCTGAAGCAATGGCAGCTCGCCTTGATAGCCTGGCGTGTCATATCACATCCCGCCAGCTAACCCACGTCGAAGCGGCAGAACTGCTTCGTGTGACTGCTGAAGCAATCCAGAACGAAGCGCAGGAGATCCACTAATGGCTGATGCAATGGATCTCGTACAGCAGCGCGTTGAAGAAGAACGCCAACGCCATATCCGTGCTGCCCGTGCCAAAACGCCGGGCGTGTCCCGCGTGCTTTGCATTGAGTGTGAAGCGCCAATTCCGCCAGCACGCCGCCGTGCCATTCCGGGTGTGCAGCTTTGCATTACCTGTCAGGAAATCGCAGAGCTGAAAGGCAAACATTACAACGGAGGTGCTGTATGAGCACCATCCTGAAATGGGCGGGAAATAAAACTGCCATAATGTCCGAACTAAAAAAACATCTTCCTGCTGGCCCGCGACTGGTTGAACCTTTCGCGGGTTCCTGTGCTGTGATGATGGAGACGGATTATCCCAGCTATCTGGTTGCGGATATTAATCCTGATTTAATCAACCTCTATAAAAAGGTTGCCGCTGATTGTGAATCGTTTATATCTCGCGCCAGAGTTTTATTTGAGATCGCAAACAGGGAGGTGGCTTATTACAACATAAGGCAGGAGTTTAATTACTCAACTGAAATTACTGATTTCATGAAAGCGGTATATTTCCTGTATCTCAATCGTCACGGTTACCGTGGTTTATGTCGCTATAACAAGAGCGGGCATTTCAACATTCCCTACGGTAATTATAAAAATCCGTATTTCCCTGAAAAAGAAATTCGCGCATTTGCAGAAAAGGCCCAGCGAGCAACGTTTATCTGCGCCAGCTTTGATGAAACGCTGGCGATGTTGAAGGCGGGGGATGTGGTGTATTGCGATCCGCCGTATGACGGTACGTTTTCCGGCTATCACACTGACGGCTTCACTGAAGATGACCAGTATCACCTGGCATCTGTTCTTGAACATCGGTCATCAGAAGGACATCCGGTCATTGTTTCTAACAGTGACACATCCCTGATCCGTTCGCTGTATCGCAATTTTACTCACCACTACATCAAGGCAAAACGCAGCATCGGTGTGGCAGCTGGCGAGGGTAAATCAGCAACAGAAATCATTGCTGTTTCCGGGCCGCGCTGCTGGGTGGGATTTGATTATTCGCGTGGCGTGGATAGTTCTGCCGTGTACGGAGTACGTGCATGAGTCATGCCGATATGAACAACTGCTGCGGCTTTAACGAAGCTGCCGCATCGTTCTCATGGAACAGCTCGAAAAAGGCCATTAACCCTTATCTGGACCCGGTGGAAGTTGCGCCGGTTTCTACGCTTTCAAACCTGATCACTCTGTACGCTGCCGATAACGAGCAGGAACAGCTGCGCCGTGAGGCGCTGAGTGATCAGGTCTGGGAGCGTTATTTCTTTAATGAATCCCGTGATCCTGTCCAGCGCGAAATGGAACAGGATAAGCTCATTAGTCGGGCAAAGCTGGCGCATGAGCAGCAGCGTTTTAATCCGGATATGGTCATTCTGGCGGACGTCAACGCCCAGCCTTCCCATATCAGCAAGCCGCTGATGCAACGTATTGAATACTTCAGCAGCCTGGGCAGGCCAAAGGCTTATTCCCGCTATTTACGTGAGACGATTAAGCCATGTCTGGAACGACTGGAGCATGTACGCGACAGTCAGCTATCTGCATCTTTTCGCTTTATGGCAAGCCATGAAGGGCTGGACGGCCTGCTGATCCTGCCTGAAATGAGTCAGGATCAGGTGAAACGCCTGTCCACCCTGGTAGCTGCGCATATGAGTATGTGCCTTGATGCCGCTTGTGGCGATTTGTATGCCACCGATGACGTTAAGCCAGAAGAAATCCGCAATACATGGGAAAGGGTGGCAGCGGAAACCCTGCGTCTGGATGTCATCCCGCCTGCGTTTGAGCAACTCCGTCGGAAAAGAAACCGCCGTAAACCCGTGCCCTATGAACTCATTCCGGGTTCGTTGGCGCGTATGTTGTGCGCCGACTGGTGGTATCGGAAATTATGGAAGATGCGTTGCGAATGGCGGGAAGAGCAGTTGCGTGCTGTCTGCCTTGTCAGCAAAAAAGCATCTCCCTATGTCAGCTATGAAGCCGTGTTGCATAAACGTGAGCAGCGCCGTAAGTCGCTGGAGTTTTTCCGTTCTCATGAACTGGTGAACGAAGACGGCGACACGCTGGACATGGAGGATGTGGTAAACGCCAGCAGCAGCAACCCTGCGCATCGCCGCAATGAGATGATGGCCTGTGTTAAAGGTCTGGAGCTTATCGCGGAAATGCGCGGTGACTGCGCCGTTTTCTACACCATCACCTGTCCGTCACGTTTCCATTCCACGCTAAATAACGGCAGGCCCAACCCAACCTGGACAAATGCGACGGTAAGACAAAGCAGTGATTATCTGGTCGGCATGTTTGCTGCATTTCGTAAGGCGATGCACAAAGCCGGATTGCGGTGGTATGGCGTGCGGGTGGCTGAGCCGCATCATGACGGTACAGTTCACTGGCACCTGTTGTGTTTTATGCGCAAAAAAGACCGCCGCACCATCACTGCATTACTGCGTAAGTTTGCCATCCGTGAAGACCGCGAGGAGCTGGGCAATAACACTGGGCCGCGCTTTAAGTCTGAGTTGATTAACCCGCGCAAAGGTACGCCAACAAGCTACATCGCGAAATACATCAGTAAGAACATTGACGGGCGTGGTCTGGCTGGCGAGATCAGCAAGGAAACGGGGAAATCCCTGCGTGATAATGCTGAATACGTTAATGCCTGGGCGTCTCTGCATCGTGTTCAGCAATTCCGCTTCTTTGGCATTCCGGGGCGTCAGGCTTACCGTGAACTGCGATTGCTGGCTGGTCAGGCGGCAAGGCAACAGGGGGACAAAAAAGCAGGTGCGCCGGTACTGGATAACCCGCGCCTTGATGCCATTCTGGCTGCTGCTGATGCTGGTTGTTTTGCCACCTACATCATGAAGCAGGGTGGCGTACTGGTTCCCCGCAAATATCACCTCATCAGAACTGCTTATGAAATCAACGAAGAGCCGACCGCCTATGGCGATCACGGCATTCGTATTTATGGCATCTGGTCACCTATTGCAGAGGGCAAGATCTGCACTCATGCCGTGAAGTGGAAAATGGTTCGTAAGGCCGTTGACGTTCAGGAGGCGGCAGCCGACCAGGGCGCTTGCGCCCCTTGGACTCGTGGCAATAACTGTCCCCTTGCTGAAAATTTGTACCAACAAGGGAAAGACAAATCAGCTGATGGGGATACCAGAACGGATATCACCAGTATGGATGACAAGGAGTTGCACGATTACCTGCACAGTATGAACAAAAAAGAACGCCGGGAACTGGCTGCAAGGTTACGCCTGGTGAAACCGAAACGGCGTAGAGACTACAAACAGCGAATTACAGACCATCAACGACAGCAGCTCGTCTATGAACTGAAGTCCAGAGGATTTGATGGCAGCGAGAAAGAGGTCGATTTACTCCTTCGCGGCGGCAGTATTCCGTCAGGAGCAGGCCTGCGTATCTTCTATCGGAACCAGCGTTTGCAGGAAGATGATAAGTGGCGGGATCTGTATTAATTACGCGGGTTAACAATTCGTGCTCTTAATAATACCAGGCATATCAGGCTGATGAACGTAAAAAAACGTTTTACATCAGTAAGATTATTATATACTGTAAATATAAACAGTGGTTATGTGTACAGTATTGCTTGTGGTGTCATAGGAGGAAAAATGCAGGACTATTTTTTGGAGTCTTTGAAGCTCCAGCGCATTGATTTTTTTCTTAAGCTTGTAGCGGCTAGTGAGTGTAGTGATGAAGAGAAGGGGCTGGCTCTGCAGTGGGTTTCTGAATTGACTGATGAACTCATGGCAAAAATCAGAAGCCACGAATACAACCGCTCAATGGATGTCATCAGCTGAGGTGACTTTTATGCGCATTGAAATAATGATCGATAAAGAGCAGAAAATTAGCCAGTCTACCCTGGACGCCCTTGAATCCGAGCTTTACCGCAATCTGCGCCCCCTGTATCCCAAAACGGTAATTCGTATCCGCAAAGGTAGCTCTAACGGTGTGGAACTGACCGGACTGCAACTGGACGAAGAAAGAAAACAAGTGATGAAAATTATGCAGAAGGTGTGGGAGGACGATAGCTGGCTGCATTAAGAAACATTGTAGGCGTCAGAACTTGATTCTGACGCCTACGAGGTTGAACAACGAGTAAGGCGAGGCGTTAGGTGAAGTAACTCCTTATAAGCCATCTATGATTGAAGGGTGACTTTTTTTAACGTATCAAAAACGATTTTCGTAAACTCATTCTCATTTCTAACATCAATATAAGCAAGGCCGCTATTGGTGATCTTGAGCTTACCGGAATATTCTAATGAATTAACAGAGCAAACAAGCCTGTCAATTCTTATTTTTTTACCCTCTAATTCTTCTTTATAATACTTCCTAAGATCATTGCTGCCAATTATTTGCATTTTAGCTGTGGCGTAATCAGAAACTCTAACCCTTGAAATATCAAGTTGTGTTAAATTGATATTTACACTTGAAGATATTTCATTAAGCCAGTCTATAGGGTTTATGTCAATTTCTTCCAAACTAACACCTAAGCCAAGATTTTTTACCAAAGCCTGCGAAAAAGGCTTTAAAGTTCTGGGTGGGTTGGTAATCTGCATTACAGGAAGAGAGTCTAAAGCCACGCTAAAATTTGTGGTGCGATATTCGATTCTTTCAACGGTAGTTTCGCTTCCGTCAAAGCTTAATATTTTATCATGATAAACAATACGCTCGACAAAGCGACCATTTGCAAAATCATGGCGTATTTTATCAAAAATGAACCCTTTCCCTTTATCCTCTGTAAAAGAATCAAGAGAAAGACGTCTAACGGCTGTTTCAAACTCAAGCCGTATGTTTAACTTAAGCCATTTAACCTTTTTCATCTTCGTTCACCTCTGATCTTATTATTATATTATAGGCATTTTCAGCGGCGGACTCAATTAATTCACTAATATGTTTTTTCTCTTGTGCCGTTGCCGCGCGAATGGTTACATTGAAACCGTCTTCTTTTTGATTGTTTATACCTTTAATTTGATAGGCAAAGTCACAGCATTTTTCTGAGTCTTTGAAAAATGCTTCGACGTTGATTCTGTCTCCAATTCCACTTGTCGGCTTTGAAGACCATGCAATACGCCCGATATAATAACCTTTCTCATGTAGTTGAGAAAATATAGCTGAACTATTTACCCCTTCACCATTAAGGACGGCTTTCTTAACAAATCCGGTATCAATAGTTTCTTCCTTGTCTTCATCCTCACTAGCATCAGTACTGCGATTTAATTCGACTTTTGTTACGTCATCAGTCTCATAACCGCGTAGACCATTCATTAATTCCTGAAAAAACTGACTTCGCAATGTAGGATCAGTTATTGCTAGTAATGATATTTCGAAGCGCTCGATAGGTTCGGACTTGATTTTAGATAGCTCGTTTTGCAAGCTCTCAATAACTTTTTTTGCCTCGGGGTTTTGAGGCATACGTACTTCAACTTTGTCAGCTCCAGGGCGAAGTTCTATTATAACATTCCGCTTGTCGATCTGACGTAATGCAGTTTTAGACAGGTCTATTTCTTCATATTTGTATTCTACTGTAAGCGAGCCATCTTTTTTAGCTACAATATTCAGGCTTTGACCTTTACTAGGGGAGCATGTTTTTTTTAGTGCTTCAGCAGCACTTTTTAATTCGGCCTGATTTGTTGAGGTTTGGAAGCTCACACTAGTAGTGCTTTCCCTTGGGTCATATGTTTTGACCAGTTTTTTTATGTGTTCTAATTCATTAAATCCGTGAGGAAGTTTGGATATTTCCTCGATTAGTATTTCCTTGTCGAGTTCTGGTGATAAAAACACACCTCGATTCAACAATAATTCATGCAACTTTGCAGCGGTTATCCTTTTATGATGTAATGCATCATAAATATTTTTATCAGTTGCGAAATATAGTTTTTTAGCCATTATCGTTGCTCCATGCCGATTTGTTCAAGATTATATTCAACAACAATTTTGTCTGTCTTGTCGAAGTCAATTTTAAGAAAAAGTCTTTCATCCTCGCCTAAGAGCCAGTCTGTGCTGTATTTCTTTTTCGCTCTTTCAAAATGATGAATGGCATTTTCATTTGGGTGAATGTGACAATGGCGTAATACGATTGGTTTACCTTCGGTTAATATCTGATAAGTTGATAACAT